GAAAACAAGAGATGACTCAGTTAGGTATTTACTTACCTGAAATAAGAAAAAAAGATTTTTCTATTATTATGAAAGTTTTATCAGACAACATTGAAGAACAAGCGGCTCCTGCGGGAACAAGTCGTAATGAACTTTTATATCAATACGTCAAAGAATATATATCAGAACCACCTGCAACTTCTGCTATTTCTTTTGAAACAGGGTCGCCATTAATTAAAGGTGGTCTTTGTTATGTCGTACCAGAAAAAATGTATAGTTTTTTTAAAACTAAGGATTGGAAAATTGATTACGAAAGAACAATGTATATTTTAAAGAAAAATTTTAAAATTGTTTTTGGTAAAAAAATTAGATATCCTAAGAGTAAAAATCAGGAGGAGTCTAACCCTCAAGTTCTTTGCTGTGAAATTATTTCAAGTAAATTTGAACATGAACATGCTCCTGTAGAAATTATTGAAATGGAAGATCAGAAAGACATTATGTAATGAGCGTAATTAAATTTTTTGGACCTCCTGGAACTGGTAAAACATATAAACTTATCTCTCGTGCTAAAGCACATTTAAGAACAGGTGTCCCTTTAAACAAGATAGGATATTTTGCTTTTACTAAAAAAGCCGCTGCGGAAGCAAAAAATAGAATGCCTTATGATAATAAAAAACTTCCTTATTTTCAAACATTACATTCTCTTGCTTTTCATTCTTTAGGTTTATCTGAAGAAATGATTATGCAACCTTTTCACTATGAAGATTTAGGAAAGCGCTTAAATATAAAAGTTAAATTTTTTACAAAACAAAATGAAGATGATTCTTTTTATTTAACATGTGATAATATTTACTTTCAATTAATTAATAGAGCTAAAAATAAAGATATTTCAATAGAGGAAGAATATGCAACCAATGAATATTCTAGAGAAGACATTGTTTGGGATATTTTAAAAACAGTAAATGAAAATCTTGAAGTCTATAAAAAAAAGACAAATCTAATAGATTTCAATGACATGGTCAAAAATTTTATATCGCAAAAAGATAAATGTCCAGAATTTGATGTTGTAATTATAGATGAAGCTCAGGATTTATCTCCTATTCAATGGCAGATGTTTGATATATTGAAAAAAAAATCTAAAAAAATGTATTTAGCTGGTGATGATGATCAAGCTATATATGCCTGGGCAGGTGCAGATGTTGATAGATTTATAAAAGAACCAGGTGTACATAAGTATTTAACTCAGTCAAAACGAATACCAAGAAAAGTTCAGGAAATTTCTAAATTACCTATAAGTAGAATAATAGGTTTGAGACAAGAAAAAATATATCATCCGAAAAAAGAAGAGGGATTAGTACAAAAAATATTTGATATAAATAAATTAAATCTTCACGAAGGTAGATGGTTAATTTTGGCTAGAACTGATTATCGTTTACAAGATATAAAAGAATTTTTATTTCAAAAAGGAATTTATTTTCAAATAAAAAAAGAAAAAAGTTTTTCTGTTAAATTGTATAATGCGGTTATTGATTACACAAACTGGAGTCGTGGAGTTTCTTTATCTGTAACTAAAGTAAAAGATATATTTGATTTTCTTCCTTATAACATAGATAAAAAATTTATAGAAAATAAAACAGAACTCATAATTGATGAGACAGGTTTAAAAAGAAATATTAAATGGTTTGATATATTTACAGCCAAACAACAAGATAAAATTTATATTAGAGATATGTTATCAAATGGAGAAAATTTAAACGAAGAAGCAAGAATTCGTTTGTCTACAATTCATGCAGCAAAAGGGGGAGAAGAAGATAATGTTATTGTTATATTAGATAATGCTAAAAAAATTAGGGAGGCTGTCCAACGAAGTGTAAAAAAAAGAGATGAAGAGCATCGAGTTTGGTATGTGGCCTTTACAAGAGCCAAAAAAAATTTATATTTGTTAAGAGCAAAAAAAGAAAGGAATGGTTATCAAATATGACAAATAAAACTTTTTTCAAAGAAAGCGCTAACGATAAACAAATTGGAGGCAATCATTACAAATTAAAAATTCAACCTTTTAATTTTATTATGGAAAACAATCTTAATTTTTTTCAAGGCAACGTCATTAAATATGTTGTAAGATATTTAAAAAAGAATCAGATAGAAGATCTCAATAAAATTATTCACTACTGTGAATTAGAAATAGATAGACTTAGAAAGGAATGGGATAAATAATGGATTATAAATTAACAACAGTATTTGATTTAGGTTTAATTACATGCCTTTTAATCTTTTACTTTATGAAAGGAATATAAAATGAAAGTACCTATCTTTGAAGCACAAACAGAATGGATTGAACCGGAAGAACTTCCTGATCTAAGATCATACGATGAAATTGCTATTGACTTAGAAACAAGAGATCCAGATCTTAGAAAAAAAGGATCGGGATCTGTGATTGGTAATGGTGAAGTGGTAGGAATCGCAGTAGCTGTACCTGGAAGAAAATTTTATTTTCCAATCGCACATGGTTCGGGTTCGAATATGAACAAACAACGTGTCCTATCATGGTTTAAAGATACTATGTCTACAGATGCTGTAAAAATTTTTCATAACGCAATGTACGACGTTTGTTGGATAAGATCAATGGGCATTCCAATTAATGGAATTATTGTAGATACTATGATTGCAGCAAGTTTGATTGATGAAAATAGATATGCTTACACATTAAATGCATTGTCTTGGGAATATTTAGGACAAGGTAAAAACGAAGGAGCTTTGGTTGAAGAAGCAAAGTCAAGAGGACTGGATCCAAAAGCTGATATGTGGAAATTGCCACCTATGTTTGTTGGATCGTATGCAGAAAAAGATGCAGAACTTACTTTAGAATTATGGCAATGTTTTAAAAAAGAAATTATCCATCAAGATATAGAATCGATATTTAATTTAGAAACAGATTTATTTCCTTGTTTAATTGATATGAGATTTAAGGGCGTTCGGGTTGATTCCGAAAGAGCTCATAAGTTGAAACAACAGCTAGTTTCACAAGAAGAAGAGTTAATGCTGCAAGTAAAAAAAGAAACAGGAATAGAGCCCCAAATATGGGCTGCACGATCGATTGCGAAAGTGTTTGATAAACTTTCTTTAGAGTATTCAGTAACCGAAAAATCAAAAGCACCATCCTTTACAAAAAATTTTCTTCAAGAACATAAACATCCTGTTGTACAGATGATAGCAAAAGCGAGAGAAATTAACAAGGCACATACAACTTTTATAGACACCATTATTAACTATGAACATAAAGGTCGTATTCATGCTGAAATTAACCAGATTCGTTCTGATCAAGGCGGAACCGTGACAGGGCGTTTTAGTTACAACAACCCTAACCTACAGCAACTACCTGCTAGAAACAAGGATCTTGGTCCCCTAATCCGGTCTTTGTTTTTGCCTGAGCAGGACTGTACTTGGGGTTGTTTTGACTACTCGCAACAAGAACCAAGGCTCGTGGCACACTACGCAGCTTTATATAAATTTCCTTCGGTTTACGATGTTGTTGATGCTTACAATCAAAATAGTGATACAGACTTTCACCAAACTGTTGCAGACATGGCAAAGATTCCAAGAACACAAGCTAAAACTATTAACCTTGGTTTGTTTTATGGTATGGGAAAAGCTAAGTTACAAGCTGAACTTGGTGTGACTAAAGAAAAAGCAGCTGAGTTATTTGAACAATATCATGCAAAAGTTCCTTTCGTTAAACAACTGATGAATGCGGCCTCTAATCGTGCACAAGAACGTGGTCAAATACGAACGCTTCTTGGAAGATTATGCCGTTTTCATTTGTGGGAGCCAAATATGTTCGGGATGCACAAAGCCATGACTCACGAAGATGCGCTCAGGGAACACGGACCAGGGATCAAGAGAGCTTATACTTACAAAGCTTTAAATAAACTTATTCAAGGATCTGCAGCAGACATGACAAAAAAAGCAATGTTAGATCTGTATAAAGAAGGAATTGTAGCACATATACAAATTCATGATGAGTTAGATTTATCTGTTGAGTCTCCAGAACATGCAAATAAGATTGTTGAGATTATGGAAAATGCTGTTAAACTAGAAGTTCCAAATAAAGTTGATTATGAATCTGGTGAAAACTGGGGAGATATTTTTGGATGATAATTTATACAAATTGGAGAAGTAAAGCATGGCATATCTTAACGCAAATATTCCACCTATTTATTGCAAAATTAGGACTGAGTATCTCTATGACATGGACATGTCTAAAAAAGGTGAGCAAGACTGTGTGGTCTTTGGGATTGCAAGTATATCAGGACGCGCCTTATTATTTCACATCATGCTCCCGAATGGTGCGGTCTACTATCGGTTGCCTATCTCAGCTTTTTTCCAAAAACATTTACAAAGAGCCGA